GATCGACAGAAAGAAGCATTTGTAAACGTAGAAAAAGATTGGGTTAGAGAATTCTATCCTGACCTGAAATGCGGCTGGTCATACTCTGTGCAGTGTATTGATCCCTCAGACGGTAAAACCAAAGTATTTAATCTAAAGAAAAAATTAATGGATCAGATTCTAGTTGCTGCTGAAGACTTGGGCGACCCTACCGACTTAGATGTAGGTTGGGACATTCACTTTAAGCGTACCAAGACTGGACCAAACGTATATAATGTTGAATATACTCTTCAAACTCTCAAATGTCAGAAAGGTATTCGTCCTTTAAATGATGACGAGAGAGCTGCTGTAGCTGGTGCTACTTCTATCGATGAGTTGCTTCCTCGACCAACTCCAGATGCTCAGAAAGAGCTTCTGGAACGACTTGCTACTGGCGGTTCTGGTAAGGATGAAGTTGATTCCTCAATTGAAGACGAGTTTGACATTAGCTAATGAAAATACTATTCTCCGCCGATTGGCACATAAAATTAGGTCAGAAGAACGTACCCGTCAATTGGGCACGTGCTCGCTATGACAGCTTCTTTCACCAGATTTATTTGTTGGAAGATGATGCAGACTTGCATATTATTGGCGGCGACATCTTTGATAGAGTTCCAACTATTGAAGAACTAGAACTGTATTTTACCTTTGTAAAAGGTTGTCAGATTGAAACTCTCATTTATGACGGTAATCATGAGGCGACTAGAAAGAATAAAACATTCTTTACGGCGTTAAAAGAAGTAACCCATTCCTTAAACGATAAGGTTACTATTATTGACGAAGCATACGAAGATGAAAGAGGTTTTAGTATTCTTCCTTACTGTGATTTACACAAGAAGAATTCTATTGAGATGCTGAATAAGAACTTTCCGGTCTTTACTCATGTGAGGGGTGAAATACCCCCTCATGTTCAGCCGGAAGTAGACTTAGAAAGATTTGCAAGGTTTCCAAAAGTATTTGCGGGAGACTTGCATTCCCACTCTAATTTCCAGAAAAATATAGTATACCCAGGAAGTCCGATGACTACTAGCTTTCATAGATCGAAAGTAGAAACGGGAGTTCTAGTTATACTTGAAGACTGGGATTGGTACTGGGAGAAAATGGAGCTTCCACAACTTATTCGTAAAACAGTCAGTGACCCTGCTGAAATGATCACGGGGCTATATGATCATGTTATTTACGAACTAGAAGGAGACCTCGGAGACCTAGCAAAAGTAGGCTCCAGTGACCTTCTCGATAAGAAAGTTGTAAAACGAAGTTCTGAAGCGACACTTGTTTTGGATAAAGAGTTCTCCGTTGGAGAAGAGTTAGTAGAATACTTAACTTACGTGCTAGAAATAGCTGAAGATAAAATACCCGAAATATTAGGACTATATAATGATTACGCTAAAAATATTGAAATGGAGTAATTGTTTCTCTTATGGAGAAGGCAATGAACTCGATTTAGCTTCCACCAGACTTACTCAAATCTTGGGTTACAATGGCGCTGGAAAATCTTCTATTCCTCTCATTTTGGAAGAAGTTCTATTTAACAAAAACTCGAAAGGTATTAAGAAAGCTGATATTCCTAACAGAGAGTTGCAGAATGGATACTCTATCGGCCTTACGTTCAGTAAAGAAGCTGACGAGTATGAGATCGACCTTCAAAGAAAGTCTAACTTAAAAGTAAAGTTCATTAAGAATGGTGAAGATATTGGTAGTCATACGGCTACCAATACTTATAAAACTATTCAAGAAGTGCTTGGCGTAGACTTTAAAACTTTTACACAAGTAGTATATCAACATCCTAACGCTAGTTTGAATTTTCTTACTGCTACCGATGCGAACCGTAAAAAGTTCCTGATAGACTTGCTTGGTCTAGAAAAGTATGTGAATCTCTTTGAAGTTTTTAAAGAAGCTTCACGAGGGGTTGAACAAGAATATGCCCAGCTTGAAGGTCGTATTTCCACTGTTGAGAAATGGTTGGAAAATAATAAACTGACGGATACTACCCCACGAGAACTTGTAAATCTTCCGAAAATCTCGGATGAGGATGAGGAAGCATTGAGTTCTCTTATGGCTGAAATTAAAAATATTTCATCAACAAATCGTCAAATTTCTCAAAATAATCAATATAAAAGTATGTTGAAAGAAATTAATATACAGGAAATTCAAGCAATTGAAGCTTCCGAGCATATTTCATACGATGAGTTGCAGTCACAGCTAGGCGCTATAGCGGGGTCTATCGGTTCAGGACAAAAAATCATCAAAAAGATGGAGAACTTGGAAAATGTATGTCCTACCTGTGAACAATCCGTTACAGAAGATTTTAAGAAAAAACATATCTCTGAAGAAGAAGAGAAAGTTAAAATCGAAAAAGACAAGCACACAAATATCCAGAAGAAAATTAAAGAGATTCAAGAGAACAATGAAAACTTCGCAATAAAGACTAGAAAACAGAAAGAGTGGGAAGAGTTATATCGCTCGGTTGATAGTACACTTCCTACTGTATTAGTTGACGAAGAAGTTCTCAAAGTTCGCATTACTAATATCCGGAATACTATTGCAACACAGAAAAATGAAATAGATGTGATGCAGAGAGAGAACGAAGCTCGTTCAGCATATAACGCTAAGATTGAGGTTATAACTGAACAAACGGCTGAGTTCGAAAAACAACTCGAAGAAGTAGTATCTCGATATAATGTTCTAGGAATTAAGAAAGGTAATCTTGAAATCTTGAAAAAAGCTTTTAGTACAAACGGACTCATTGCATACAAGATCGAAAATCTTGTTAAAGAACTGGAAGAATTAACGAGCGAATACCTCGCAGAACTTTCAGACGGTCGTTTTACATTGAACTTTGCCGTGAATAACGATAAACTCAACGTAGAAATCACAGATAATGGAAACGTAGTAGATATTCTAGCACTTTCGAGTGGAGAATTGGCAAGAGTAAATACAGCTACTCTTCTTGCTATTCGCAAGTTGATGAGCAGTTTATCCTCTAGTCGTATTAATGTTCTATTTCTAGACGAAGTTATGACAGTACTGGATGAGGTAGGAAAAGAAAAGCTGGTAGAAGTTCTATTAGAGGAAGAGCTTAATACTTATCTAGTAAATCATGGGTGGTCTCATCCATTACTAGAGAAAGTAGAAGTAATTAAAAGCTCAAGTATAAGTAGGTTGGTAGCATAATGGTAGATTCGAGAGCGAAAGGACAACGAGGAGAGTATCTTGTAAGAGATATGCTTCGTGATGCCTCTGGCCTACAGTTTGAGAGAGTCCCCAGTTCGGGGGCTCTCGCTTACTTGAAAGGCGATTTATATATACCAGACGCTAATAATGCGTTTTGTATAGAAGTAAAGAATTATGAAAAGTCACCCCTAAGTGATAAGGTATTTACAAATAAAACTAATTACCTTTTGATTTGGTGGGAGAAGATAGTAAAACAAGCAGAGCTTAAACTACAGCAACCTTTGTTGTTTTTTAAGTATTCTCGTTCAAAGGTATTTGTGGTAACAAACATAAAACCTGAAAATACAAAATACATGCACATCTCCTGGCTAGATTGCTATGTATGTCTAGCCGAAGAATGGCTAGAAAATGAAAAGATGGAGTGGACTCGTGGCCAGTTTTAAAGAACGAATAATGGAACCTAATAAGAACGCTCTTATTGTTGACGGTATGAACTTAGCATTTCGTTGGAAACACCAAGGTAAGTTAGATTTTAAACAGGACTATATTAATACTGTAAAGAGTTTGGCTCAATCATATGATTGTAGTAAAATTATTATAGCGGGAGACCAAGGGTCTAGTGCTTATAGAAAATTTATTGATCCTCAGTACAAAGCGAATAGAGCAGAAAAATACAAAGATCAAACAGAACAAGAGAAAGAGGATATTAAGTTATTCTTCGAGGAGTATGAAAGAACTCTAGAAGGGTTAGAAGAACAGTTTCTTTTGCTGAGATACGCTAATGTGGAAGCCGATGACTTGGTAGCTTATGTAGTATCAAAACGAGAAGAAATGGGTATCGAAGATATATGGATGATTTCAAGTGACCGTGACTGGGACTTACTCGTAAATGAAAATGTATCTAGATTCTCTACAGTAACTCGTAAAGAAACTACGGTGTTTAATTGGGAGGAATTTTTCGATTTTCCTCAAGAAGATTACATCTCTTTTAAAGTTCTAACAGGCGATAAGGGAGATAATATTGATGGAGTTGCGGGTATTGGCCCTAAAAGGGCTACGGAACTTATCAAAGAATACGGTACAGCGTTTGATATCTACGACGCTATACCTATACCTAGTAGATATAAATATATTCAAGCTCTTAATGCGAGCAAGGAACTAATACTTAAAAATTATAGGATGATGGATTTAGTCAGTTATTGTGCTGAAGCTATAGAACATCCTGGGCATAGTCTACTAGAAATAGACGAGCGAGTAAAGGAATATATAAATGTTAATTGATTATGGAAGAGATCGTCTTCTTTCCACGTTTGGTATCCAGACGCTAGAAGATAGATATTTAATAGAAGGTGAATCATCGCCTCAGGACGCTTTCGCACGTGCGGCGAAAGCCTTCGCAGATGATGAAGGTCATGCACAGCGTTTGTATGATTACGCAAGCAATCTGTGGTTTATGTTTTCTACTCCAATTCTTTCGAATGGAGGGACTACTCGTGGACTACCTATTTCTTGTTTTCTCAACTATGTTGAAGATAGTAGAGAAGGACTAACAGGACATTATACGGAGAACGCATTCTTGTCTTCCGTAGGTGGTGGCGTGGGCGGAAGCTGGAGCAGCATTCGCTCTGTAGGTTCACGCACAAGTAACGGAAGCGAAAGCACCGGCGTTATCCCTTTTATGAAAGTGGTTGACGCGGAGATGCTGGCTTTCTCACAAGGAGTAACTAGGAGAGGTTCATATGCGGCTTATCTACACATTTCTCATCCCGAGATTGAGGAGTTTCTCGATGTACGCAAGCCTACTGGCGGCGATATCAATAGAAAGTCTACCAATCTTCATCATGCTGTGGTCATTCCTGATAGCTTTATGAAGCTTATCGCGCAAGCGACACAAGAGCCAGGATTTGATGACAGTTGGGCATTGATTGACCCTCATAGTAATAAAGTGACTAAAACTGTAGCCGCGAAAGCTCTGTGGGTAAAACTGATTCAGAACCGTGTGGAAACCGGCGAACCTTACATTATGTTTGAGGACGCAGTAAACAACGATCTTCCAGAGTATCAAAGAAACTTAGGCTTGCGTGTTCATCATTCTAACCTGTGTTCAGAAATTACTCTGCCCACGAATGAAGAGAGAACCGCAGTATGTTGTCTTTCTAGTGTGAATTTGGAAGAGTATGAAAGCTGGAAGAATATTCCCGAGTTCATTCCTGACTTAGTTCGTATGCTAGATAATGTAATAGAGTTCTTTATTCAGCACGCGCCTTCTTCTCTTGAGAAAGCAAAGTATAGTGCGATGAGAGAGCGTTCAATCGGTCTTGGAGCAATGGGTTTTCACGCCTATCTTCAACGGCATAACATTGCTTTTGAAAGTGCGATGGCGAAGAGTTTTAATATGAGAGCTTTCTCCCATATAAAGTCTTCCGCACTTGAAGCCAGTCAGCAGTTAGCTGCTGAGAAAGGAGAGTGTCCTGATGGAGTCGGTCATGGAATTCGTAATGCCCACCTTCTTGCTATTGCCCCTAATGCTAGCAGTAGTATTATCTGCGGTAACACTAGTCCAAGCATTGAACCATATCGTGCAAATGCTTTTACCCAGAAAACAAAGTCTGGAACAAGTCTTCTGAAAAACGAATACTTGGAGCATGTTCTTGATGAGATAGGAATGAATAACGACGAAGTGTGGAAAGATATTATGACACACGGAGGCAGCGTTCAACATCTTGATTTTCTCGATACTTGGACGAAAGATGTATTCAAAACAGCCGTTGAACTCGACCAGCGTTGGGTTGTAGAGTTTGCGGCAGATCGACAGCAGCATATTTGCCAGTCACAATCTGTAAACTTATTCTTCCCAGCAGATGTAAGTAAACAGGAACTACACAATGTTCATATGCTTGCTTGGCGTCGTGGTATGAAAACTTTGTATTACGCTAGAAGTGAAGCATACAAACGTGCAGAAGTAGTATCTGACGAGAAATTAAGAGATTTTATATTTGACGACGAAGACTCGTGTCTAGCTTGTGAGGGGTAGTTTATGGTTACAGATGAAAGAAATTATTACAAACCGTTTCAGTATAACTGGGCGTATGAAGCGTACAAAACGCAGCAGCATCTTCATTGGATGCCTGAAGAAGTTCCAATGGCAGACGATCTTAAAGATTATCGTTCTTTGGATGATAGTAGTAAGCGTTTGCTTGGACATATCTTTCGTTTTTTCACGCAGAGTGATGTAGACGTTTGCTGTGGATATGCGAAGCATTATCTGCCTACGTTTAAAGCTCCTGAAGTACGAATGATGTTGTCTGCATTTGCAGCAATGGAAGCCGTTCATCAGGACGCATATTCTACTCTTCTAGAGACTCTTGGGTTTCCTGAAGAAGAATATCAAATGTTTATGGACGTTCAAGAAATGGCCGATAAGCATGAATATTTGACTAACTTTAACATGGACAGTAAGAAAGATATTGCTAAAACTGTGGCAGTATATAGTGGGTTTACCGAAGGAGTACAGTTGTTTAGTAGTTTTGCTATTCTATTGAACTTTCCTCGCCACAATCTTATGAAGAATATGGGCCAGATTGTTACCTGGTCAATTCGAGATGAGAGCTTACATGTTGAAGGAATGTCAAAACTTTTCAGAACTTATATTCAAGAGAACCCTGAAATATGGAATGATGAATTAAAGTATGAAATCTATTGTGCTGCTGAAAGAGTAGTAGAACTAGAAGATGCATTTATTGATGTTGCTTTTGGGGCTACTGAAGTAGAAGATCTATCAGCGGCTGAAGTTAAAGCATATATTCGATATATTGCTGACAAAAGACTCATGGGTCTAGGTATGAAGAAGATTTTCAATTCAGAAAGCAACCCTCTTCCTTGGCTAGACTATATGGTAAACGCAGTGGAACACACGAATTTTTTCGAAAATCGTTCCACGGAATACGCCCGAGCCAGTACTACTGGTAACTGGCAAGACATTTTTAAATAAGGAACCTTATTATGACAACTGAAGTACAAGACAAGCCAACTCTAGTATTGGATGGCGAGAACCACGTAATTGATGATCTTTCTGACAAAGCCAAGTACATGGTAAGTCAGTTGCAGGATCTTCAGCAACAAGCTACTGCAAACTCTGCACGAGCAGATCAAATTGAAGT